ATGGTGCAAATTGGAGCATAATAGAAACAACCGCCTCATAAAATTTTAAATAATTAGATAACTTATTTAAAATTAAAGCTAAAATTTATTTATATGAATCCAAAATATGAAAAAGATGAATATGGTAAAGAAATATTAACAGTTCCTGATATACATGACCAAATAATGATGGAATGGGAAAAACCTTATATGGAAGCCTGTATAAAGAAACTAAATCCTTTCGGTAATGTATTAGAAATAGGTTTTGGATTGGGTTATTCAGCAACAGCTATTCAAGGTTATGATAAAGTAAAAAAACATATAATTATAGAATGTTCTCCAGAAGTTTGGGAAAAGGTAGAAGAATTTAAAAAAAAATATCCAAAGGTTGAATTAGTAAAAGGTAGATGGGAAGATGTATTAAGAACTTGTGGAAAATTTGATTGTATTTTTTTTGACGACCATCCTCTTAATGATACACATAATTATACAAGATTTAATAAATTTGCATATATGGTATTCAAAAATCATACAGATTTTGGTAGTAGATTAAGTTATTATTCAGTTAGTAATACAAACTCGTGTTTATATATCAATGATTTTGTTGGTTTTGAATGTGAAGAATTTAAAACAACAATACCTAATAATTGTAGATATGTTCCTAATCAAAAGGTTTATACACCTTTATTAACAGTAAAAAGTAAAAATAAAAAGTTGTTAGAAAAATTTAAATTACAGAATTTAATTGACAGTCAGACTAGAAAAAAAAGCGAACAATTAATTCAAAAATACAAAATTACAGAAAATGAAATAATTGAAAATATTATTAATAAAGTTCCACAAATAAATACAACTGCGTCAAAAAATATAATAAACACATCAGTTACTCCTCCTACACCAATATCAATAGTAATTGATAATTTTTATAACAATCCTATGGAAGTTAGACATCATATTCTTCAACAAGAATTTAAAGTAAGAGGAAACTATCCAGGTCAAAGAACATTATCTTATGCTACAGAAGAAATTAGAGATTTGATACAAAAATGGATTTATCCATTTGGAGGCAAAATTACTATGTTTCCATTAGAAAAAGATGAAAAAAATTATAATGGAGCTTTTCAATATACAACTTCTAGGGATAGGTCTTGGTTTCATGTCGATAGCTGGAATAACTGGGCAGGAGTTTTATATATGACACCCGGTGCTCCTGTAAATGCTGGCACCGGACTTTATAAATTTCAGGATGGAACCAGATTTGATTACGAGCAAAAAATCAGGGGGAATGCGGATGAAATAAATAAATACACCCAGGATGTTACAAAATGGGAATTAGTAGATAAAGTTGGTAATATTTTTAACAGATTAGTTCTTTTCAATGCAAACTCATTTCATATGTCAATGGATTATTTTGGGTTTGATAAACAATCTGGTAGGCTTTTTCAAGTATTTTTCTTTTCTACTGAACGACAGACTTGTTAAATATATAAATTAATTTTAAATATATATTTAATTAGCCACGGGGCATAACAGGAGTTTGCCATTGCGCAAAGGCTGCATCAGATTTTTCATTTTCAGGTCTATCATCTGTATAATAATACATTGCAAACGATAATCTATCATAACCGTCTGGTCCTAGCCATTTACCTAGATGACCATGAAAAGCATCATCTGTAGTTCGAAATATAACTGCTCTATTAAATAATGGCTCTATCTTTTTCTCACATTTTTTCATATCCTTACTCCATAATTCTAACTCTCCTTGGTATTCTTTCTTATAATTACTATTCATATATAATAATAAATTTACTCTTCTATACTTACCTGTTTCTCTATGTTTATTGAAATCAGCGTGTATATTTAAATGACCACCTCTCTGTGTTTTATGAATACCCCCTCCCATATGGAAATTATCACTCTGTAAACCCTTTATACCTGTAATATCTTCTAATGTTTTTACCATTTCATCAGAGTTTAAATAATTCACCATCTTTTTTATACTTTCGTCACAATTACTTACATCCATTAAATATAACTTATTAACACTTACATTCGATAATCCAGTAACTTGGGCTTTTAAAAATAAAGAATCATCCATATCTCTTATATTTTGCTCTATTTTAAGTAGTTCATTTCTATCTACAAAATTATCAATTACAATATGATTAAATGGTTTACTTTTAAGAAATTCCTTATTACAAAGTAGAGTTGTTTTGTCTGTAGGGCTTATTAGATTTAAATAATCAGCAAAATCTTTTTTATAATCATAATTTTGAATTTCATTTATCTTCTCTGGAGAGATTTTTATTTTTTCTGTAATCTTGAAAACACCAATTCCTCTATAATTTGGGTGTCTATAAATCTTACAATTTATTTCTTCAAAATTTTTAATCAAGTAATAAGCCACCTTCCAAACATCACCAGTCCATGGTTCTCCATATTTTAATATACCATTCTCATACTTGTGTTTAATAGGGATTTTATGTTGTTCTCTTTCATTTTCAGGAACAATATCATCTATTATTATTACTCCATTCTCATTTAAACATTCTATAGAATTATTAAAATCTCTTAATACATAATCACTTTGATGCATTCCATCAATAAAAATAGCATCGAATGTCTTTGTATTTGATTTGAAAAAATCATCACTGGTAAGTTTTTTAATTCTTTCATCCTCTATTTTTGGGTCTGGGTCTACACCAATTTTATCATTAATATTTACTTTTAAAAAGGAGTGTCCATATTCAACACCTATTTCAAGATAACTATTCATATTTGCAGTATAATGATTTATAATACCGTGTCTGCTACTCATATAATTTAAAATTATTTCATAATTATCTGTATATTTACAAATTAAATCAAAATAATTTACTAATTCATCTTCCGTTGCATCTAATAAACTATAACATTTCATTCTAAAATAACCTAATGATTCTATATATTTAATTAAGTCTTCTGTTTTGAGTGTGTTATCTAATACAATAAAATCATTTCTATGATTTTGGTATGCCTTTTTAATCCTCTCATCACTTAAGCTATTATATCCAATAATACAATATTGTTTATCATAATCGGGATTAACTGTTATATTTGTTTTTTTGTGTTTCCAGGTATTATCTCGCTTCCAAATTTGTTTATGAACATTGTTTATATATTTAGTGTCTTCATATGCCTCCTTTGATTTCATAACATCATTTACCTTATATTTTTCATAAAAAATTGGTTGAATCCAACAAGGTCCTAGTCGATTAATCTCTCCATTTCTAATTAAAGAAAAATTATTTGCATTATCATTCATAAATTGTATATATCCTATCTTATGTATCTTTGCAACTTTTGTATTGCACATCGTTCTCATTAATATTTCAAAATCATCACATATTGGTAAAAACTCACTATAATTTCCTAACTCTAATAATGTTTTTCTACGCCACATTCTAGGATGATTTGGTAGGCAAACTAAATGACTTGTTGTAATATTGTTAATTCCGGGACAAGAACATACTTTAAACCAATGATTATCAAATTTTTGCATATAATAACCTGCATATCCCTTTCCTAGATAATCACCATAACTAAAATTAGCTCCATTTTCATATATATTTGCAAAATCAGCATATACAAATCCTATTTCTTCATCCTTTTCAAAAACATCATATGCTTCTTGTAATATTTTTGGAAATATAATATCATCGTGGTCTAATTCTAATACATATTTTCCTCTACATAATCCTACTGCTTCATTTTTAACATTTCCTATATTTCCACTATTACAATCTCTTTTATACAATCTAATTCTTTTATCATCTTTTGCTATTTTTCTTAAAAAATTAAAATGTTCATCTTCAGGTGAATCATCTAATAATATCCACTCCCAATCTTTTAAAACCTGAGTTTTCAAACTATTATATGCTCTATAAATTTTTTCATATGATTTATAACAAGTTGTAAATATAGAAAACTTTGGTCTAGTGTGTTCTCTGTTTTGTATTAAATCATGAATATAACAGAAATTTACAGATTCATTAAAATCTTTAATATCAATACTTTCTTTATGAATCCATCGATTTCTCATTCTATCAACTATTACTGACATAACTTCATTAATATATAATTTTTCATCACCATATGTTACTAATAAATGATAATTTGAATCAAACATATTATTAAGTTTTTTAATTTCAGCAGGTGAAATTATCTCAACTGTACATTCCAAATCATCTTTGTTAGATTCAAATATATTATCGACTGGTTTATAACGGTCATCTCGCAAAAAATAAACAAAAGGA